GCTGCTCTTGACAGAGACCATGTTGCAGGATACAACTGCTCATTTGTTCCAGTTGATAATCCACGATCATTTGATGAAACCATGTATATCTTAATGTGTGGAACAGGTGTTGGATTCTCTGTTGAGTATAAGTATGTTAACAAGCTTCCTGCCGTCCCAGAATCATTTGAAAAGTCTACAACAGTAATAGTTGTTGAAGATTCAAAGACTGGTTGGGCAAAAGCATACCGTGAACTTCTTGCAATGCTTTGGGCAGGACAAATTCCTGCAGTTGATGTTTCAAAGCTTCGTCCAGCAGGTGCACGTCTCAAGACAATGGGTGGCCGTTCTTCAGGGCCACAGCCATTAATTAACCTTTTTGATTTTACAATTGCAAAGTTTAAAGCAGCAGCAGGTCGTCAATTGAAACCTATCGAAGCACACGATATAATGTGTAAGATAGGTGAAATCGTTGTCGTTGGCGGAGTTCGTCGTTCTGCGATGATATCTCTTTCAAACATCAATGACATTGAGATGGCAGCAGCAAAGTCAGGCAATTGGTGGGAAAATAATTCACAACGAGCTCTATCAAATAATTCAGTAGCATATTCTCGTAAGCCAGAAATGGAACAGTTTATTGCAGAATGGAAGAACCTGTATGACTCAAAATCAGGAGAGCGTGGTATTTACAATGTGGCGGCTGCTCAGAAGCAGGCAGCACGATGGGGGCGCAGAGATCCAGAAATCCACTATGGAACTAACCCATGCTCAGAAATTATCCTTAGACCTTATCAGTTCTGTAATCTATCCGAAGTTGTAATTCGTGAAAACGATACTGCAAAGACAGTAGCAGAAAAAGTAAGATTAGCAACTATTCTAGGAACATGGCAATCAACGCTTACAGATTTTAAGTATCTACGTAAAATTTGGAAAGACAATACAGAAGAAGAGCGTCTGCTAGGAGTCTCTTTGACTGGACAGTTTGGAAACACATTTTTCTCTGGAAAAGAAAATCTAAACGAGCTTGGAAAGACTCTAGAAGATCTTCGTGAATATGCTAGAGAGACAAACAAGGCGGAGGCAGCAAAGATTGGCATTAATGAGTCTACTGCTATCACTTGTGTAAAGCCATCTGGAACAGTCTCGCAACTTGTAGGAGTCTCTTCAGGGATGCATCCTTGGCATTCAGAATATTACATTCGTACAGTTCGTGGAGATAAGAAAGATCCCCTGTCTACATTTTTGAAAGAGGTAGGAATTCCAGTAGAAGATGATTTTATGAAGCCTAATGATACTTATGTTTTTTCATTCCCTGTAAAAGCACCAGAAGGTGCAATTGTTCGTAATGACCTTACAGCAATTGATCATTTGAACACATGGTTGGTTTATCAGCGAGCATGGTGTGAACATAAGCCATCTATTACCGTATCTGTAAAAGAAGAAGAATGGATGGAGGTAGGGGCTTGGGTGTATAAACATTTTGATGAAGTATCAGGAATCTCATTCTTGCCGCATTCTGATCACTCTTATAAGCAAGCTCCGTATCAAGAGGTTACAGAGACAGAATACTTAGAGCTTCTTGCCAAGATGCCGTCATCTATTCGTTGGGAAGATTTATCTTTTTATGAAACAGAAGATGGAACTAGTGGAACACAAACTCTTGCATGTACTTCAGACGGCAATTGCGAGATTGTGGATATTTCAGCTTAGTGCTACAATAGATTTGAGGGAAACCTCAAAATTCCTGGGCATCGTGCCCAGATAAGGAGGTCTTTTATGAAAGAAGATCTTAATAATGATGGAAAGGTAACAATGCAAGAGAAAATTCTAGCAGCGTTAGCAAGCTATGGTCGCCATTTTCTTGGTGCAGCCATTGCTCTATACATGACTGGCAATACTGACCCAGGAGATTTAATCAAGGGCGGAATTGCGGCATGTTTGCCTGTTATTCTAAAGGCATTGAATCCAAATGAACCTTCGTTTGGCTTCACAAAAAAGGCATAATTTAGTTAGTTAATTAGGACGACTCCTGTGCTAAAATAGGCATAGGAGTTTTCCTATTTAGGAGATTTTCGCAAATGGCAGGACAAAAGAATTTCGAAGTAGATCAGAATACAACTTTTAGATTTATTATCGAATATAAAGACAGCAGCGGCGCTGCTGTGAATCTTACTGGCGCTTCCGCAAAAATGCAGGTTCGTGATACAAAGGGCGGAAGTAAATTAGCCTTTACACTAACTTCGCCTAGCGGCGGAATAGTTATTGATGCTGCTCTTGGCAAATTAACCCTAACGATGACTCCAACTCAAACAAATAAATTGTTTTATCCAAAGTCTTCCTATGACGTAATGTTGACGGATTCTAATGGAGTCAAAACAAAATTAGTCGAAGGGTTTTTGACTTTGAGCAGGTCGGTGACTATTTAATGGCTGATAACACTGTAGTAGTAACTCAAACAGTAAACGACGTTGTAATATCTTCCCCAGGACCACAAGGTCCTCGTGGAAAAACTATTCTAAATGGCACAGGGGCTCCTTCTAACAATCTAGGACTTGAAGGAGACTTTTACTACAACACTGCCACTACAGAATTTTATGGGCCTAAATTATCAGACACAACCTGGTCTGGAGCAACAATTATCACATTGTTCCAAGAGCCAACAGACTTCGCATTTTCATATTCCTGGGAAATAGGACAGGTGACTGGGCCAGTATCTGGCACATATTCATTACCAATAACTCATAATATGGGGTTCTATCCAAATGTAACAGTAAAGACTAGCTCTGGTGACATATTGGAAACTGGAATAGATTATAATAGTATCAATCAAATAACACTGACAATGGCTCAACCATTTTCAGGGACAGCGTACCTGTCGTAAGGAGAAAAAATGGCAAGATTATTCGTAACTGGCATAAATCTGAATAAAAATGAACTTCAGAATGCCAGAATCCAAAACCTCAGCACTGCGCCGTCTAGCCCAGTAGCAGGTCAAATTTATTTCGATACAACAGCTAATGTTTTGTATTTCTACAATGGAACTGAGTGGGTGCCAGCCTCTGGTTCAACTGAAGTAATTCAAGATGTAATTGGCTCGTCTGTATCTGGTGGAACAGGCTTAACAGCTACATATAATGATGGAACTGGTGTAACAACACTAGACCTAGATAATACCGCTGTTACAGCCGCATCTTATGGAACTACAGCAGCAAAGACAGCATCATTTACAGTTGATGCACAAGGTAGATTAACTGCAGCAAGCGAACAAGATATTCAGATTGCTACCTCACAGGTAACAAATCTTGAAGAATTTATTGATGATACCGTAGGAGATTCAGTAGCGGGCCTTGTAAAAGAAGGCGAAGGCATCGATGTAACATACGACGATAATGCTGGAACACTTACAATTGCAGCAGAAGATGCAACATCTTCAAATAAAGGTATTGCATCCTTTAACTCTACAGATTTTACAGTAACGTCTGGAGCTGTAACTCTAAATGCTGAGCGTGTAGAAGATATCGTAAGCAATCTTGTAATTGGCGGAACAGGAATTGATGCTACATATAACGATGGAGCAGGATCACTAACAATTGATATTGATTCAACTGTTACTACAAATTCAGGCTCACAAACATTAACAAATAAGACATTAAGCACAGGAACTACTCTTTCTGCAGACCTTAATGCAAATAATCAAAAGATTACAAACCTAGCAACTCCAACATCAAGTGGAGACGCTGCTAATAAGGCATACGTAGATGCAGTTTCTGAAGGTCTACATGTTCATGCTGCAGCTAGAGTTTATGTAGCAACAAATATTGATTTGTCAACAGCTTTAGAGGCTGGAGATGTAATTGATAATATCACCCTTGTAGCTGGAGATCGTGTTCTTGTAAATGGACAATCTACACAGTCACAAAATGGTATTTATGTAGTGCAGGCATCTGGAGCAGCTGTTCGTGCAACAGACTTTGACACTCCAACAGAAGTAAAATCTGGTGACTTTATCTTTGTATCAGCTGGTACTAACTATGCTAATACAGGATGGGTGCAGACCCTCTCACCTGCAACAATTGGGTCAGATCCAATTAGCTTTACCCAATTCTCTGGTGCAGGAACTTACTTAGCAGGAGATGGACTAAGTCTAAATGGAAGCACATTTAGTGTAGATGTAACTCCAACTTCTGGAAATGCTTCTCTTACTAATACAGGCGGAGCGGTAGAGGTAAAGGTAAATACAAACGATGGTCTAGAAGTAACTGCTTCTGGCCTTGGTATTAATAATGGTACAGGACTCACATTTAGTGGTGGAGCCCTAGTATTTGATACTGCAAATGGATATGGAACTCGTAAGCTAGCATTCGGTGTAGGAGATGGAACAGCAACTTCATATACTGTAAACCATGCTATGGCTACACGAGATGTAACTGTGCATGTATATGAGAATGCATCTCCATATGCACAAGTAGAGGCAGATGTAGAACATACTGATAGCAATAACTTGACTATCAAGTTTGCTACTGCCCCAACATCTAACCAGTACAGGGTAGTAGTTGTTGGCTAATAATGGCTAGAAAATTTCTAACTCCCGTTACCCCGCCTTCGCTGGCCTCAGATCCAGCAAGCGGGGTGGCTGGTGCCATTTATTACAATACAACTTCAAATGTTTTAAAATTTTATAATGGAACAACTTGGACTGCAATTGGAACTGGTCAAGGAGGAGGCGGCGGTGGAACCGCAACTGGAATTCAAGCATTAGATACAGCTCCAGGCTCTCCTTCACAAGGTTCAATTTATTTTGATACAACAGAACAAACAATTAAAACTTATAATGGAACAATTTGGTACGATGTAGCTGGACCAAAAGAATTACTAGATCACCAGCACTATGCAGGAGAAGGATTAGTACGGCATGTGGACTATGGACAATATGTTGATGAGTTAAATTATATTGTTTCAATGGATGGCGGAACCGCCAGCACATCCTATGCATCAGCACCAAACAATGATATAATTGACGGAGGAGCAGCATAGAAAATGGCAGTCAGAATTCAACTTCGTAGAGATACCGCCGCAAACTGGGTTTCAGCAAATCCGACATTGCGGGCGGGAGAAATTGGTATTGAAACAGATACCCTTAAATTTAAAGTAGGTAATGGGTCCTCACCATGGAATTCAATTACTGCATATGCAAACGTAGTCCCAGGAGACTTAAATACAACCCTAAATGGATATCTTGAAACAGGAGATATTGGAGCGGTAAATGGAGTTGTAGGTTTAAATGCAGATCAGGATGCAATTATCCCTGGAGAAGCAATTATATTTGAAGGCGCTACAGCTGATACATATGAAACAACTCTAGTAGTAGAAGATCCTACTGCAGATAGAACTGTAACAATTCCAGATGCTACAACTACACTTGTAGGTAGAGATACTACAGATACACTAACTAATAAGACTCTTACATCCCCCGTCGTTTCTGGTCTTACTCTATCTGATGCAAGTATCGTATTTGAAGGTGCAGTCGCAGACTCATATGAGACCACATTAACGGTTGGTGAGCCAACTGCGGATAACATATTAACACTTCCAGATGCAACAGATACTTTAGTTGGTCGTGCAACAACAGATACTTTAACAAATAAAACTTTAACATCTCCAGTAGTTTCTGGATTGTATCTTTCAGACTCAAGCATTGTATTTGAAGGAACTGCAAATGACCACGAGACTACTCTTACAATCACAGACCCTACAGCAGATCGTACTCTAACGTTGCCAGATGCAACTGGTACGGTTGCTTTAACTTCAGATATTACAACAGCAATTAATGCCCTATCTACAACAGATATTGAAGAAGGAACTAATCAATACTTTACTGATGAGAGAGCTCAAGATGCTGTGGCGGCAGCAATAGCAGCAGGAACTCATACAAATATAACAATTACATATAATGATAATGCTAATACATTAAGTTTTACAGGCGCAGTAACATATACAGATGAAAATGCTCAAGATGCTGTCGGAAATGCCGTTGGAAACGGACTTGATTATGATGACAATACTGGAGCAATATCGGTAGATCCATCTGAATTCGCTCTTAGCGCAGTTGGAACACCTACTGCAAATATTGATATGGGTTCATATAAGATTACAAATCTTGGAACACCAACAGCTTCAGGAGATGCAGCAACTAAGGCCTATGTAGATAATACTACTGCTGGACTTAATTTCCATGCTGCTGTCCATGGGGCAACAACAAGTAATTTGGCAGCAAATTACGATAATGGAACTAGTGGAGTTGGAGCAACTCTAACAGCAGATACAAATCGTGCATGGGTTGGAATTGATTCTCATACTACATGGTCAACAGGTCTTCGTGTACTTGTAAAGAATCAAACATCAGCTTTACAAAATGGTATTTATGTATTAACAGATATGGGAGTTGAGGGAACTAGTCCATGGGTTTTGACTCGTGCAACAGACGCTGATAATTCCCCATCAGGAGAGCTTGCATATGGAGACTTCTGCTTTGTTCAAAATGGCGGACAAGCAGGATATGGATTTATTGTAAATACAACTGGGACAATAACAGTTGGAACAACAGCAATTAACTATGTTCAGTTCAATGCTGGTCAGGTTGTAGTTGCTGGAAACGGTCTAACTGAGGCAACGCCAGGAACATTATCGATTGACACTGGTGTAACTGTTGACCTAAATACAGCACAGACTTTGACCAATAAAACAATTACAGGAACATTCACTGGTAATTTGACTGGAAATGCAGATACTGTAACAAATGGAGTATATACAAATGCAGCAAATACTATTACTGCCGCCTCTGCTTCAACAAAACCATTAATTATTAAGGGTGATGCTTCTCAATCTGCAAACCTCCAAGAATGGCAAAATTCAAGTGGAACAGTATTAGCAAGCGTTGCATCAACTGGAACAATTAAGTCAGGAGCTTTTAGCTCACCAACTGATTTAGGTTCATATATTAACTTTAATTCAACTTCTGGAGCCATGCTTGTAGGAATAAGGTCTGCATCAGATATCGGAATGATTGTTAAGAGTGCATCTTCTCAATCCGCTAACCTTCAAGAATGGCAAGATTCTACAGGCGCTGTATTGTCATCTGTAGATTTTGGTGGAGCAATTAAAGCAAGATATTTTTCAAATAGAGAAAATAGTTCAAATGCTTATATAGATTGGTCAACAGATACTTTAAAAATTACAAATAGAACAGCATCTTCTGTTCCATTCTCTATCAAAGGTGTAGCCTCCCAATCTGCCAACCTTCAAGAGTGGCAGAATTCAAGTGGAACAGTATTAGCAAACATTGATTCAAGTGGAAATTTTGTTATTGGAAGATCTGGTAGCGGATCTCTTGGAAATGGTCTCATAACTTTACAAGGTGTAACTGCACAGTCACTTTATTCAAGTGACAATACATCAGCACTTAACTCACGTATTATATTCTTACGTGGTAATAGTGCAGGTACTGTTATGTCTATTACTTCAAAAGGCGATACAGCTCACGGTGTTGCAGCACTTGTAATTACAAACGGTGGATTTTCTACAGAAATTACAGGATTTGGTTATAATGGCAATATTTATACAAATCTTCAATCTGCAACTGCTGTTGGCTTAACGATTAAAGCTGCTTCTTCACAATCTGCCAACCTTCAAGAATGGCAGAATTCAAGCGGAACAGTGTTGGCTAAGGTTCAGAGCAACGGCGTAATTGACACCAGTCAGTATATAAATATGAGTACATCAGGCAATGCTGGAATTGCCGTAGGTGGAATTTATAGAATAAGAATGACTAACGGAAATACACGAGTTCAGTCAGGCAATGGAGCTATAACCACCTTAACTGTTGAGGGCGTAGCCTCGCAAACTGCAAACCTTCAAGAGTGGCAGAACTCAAGCGGAACCGTATTAGCTTCAGTAAATGCTTCAGGACAATTTGTAGGAGATGGATCTCAATTAACAGGACTTACTACAGCTCTTACAACTCCATCTACCGTCACATTGTCTGCAAATACTGCAACAACTGTAGATACTACAGCATTGTCAGGATTTACTAGCCTTGAATATATGGTATCCCTAAAGCAGGGTTCAAAGGTAAGAACTTCAAAGGTTGTTCTACAAACTGACGGAACTTCTGTAGATATGACAGAATTTGCAATTACAGAAACTGGCGGAACAATGTCAGGAGTAGTAATTTCAGCAACAACATCTGGGTCAGATGCAGTTCTTCAAGCAACAGTAACAGATGCATCAAGTACAAATGTAACAGTTAAATTAGCAAAGATTAAGTTATAGGGAGGAAGTAAGTGGCAGATAAAAACTTTAAAGTAAAATCTGGACTAAATATCCCGATTACTTCTGCTGCAATTCTTACTACCGATTCAAATGGTAATATTTCTTCTACAAATGTACTTCCAATAACTGCTGGCGGAACAGGACAAACATCAGCAACAAATGCTATAAATGCCCTATTGCCAGTACAAAATGGCGGAACAGTAAATTATGTAATTCAATCAGATGGTACAAATATCAACTGGGGTAAATTATATAATCAGACAATTAAGAACAATGGCACAACTGTTACACCACGAGGAATTTTAAATATTGTAGGTGCCTCATTTACAGATAATTCTGGAACAGATACCACAACAATTACATTTTCAGATACTGCTAATAATGCAGATACATATGCTTTGATGGGAGTATACTAATGGCTATAAGTCCTACATTGTTTTATAGAGGAGCGGCAGCAACAAGCTCTGGCACTTTATACACCTCCCCAAATACTTCAGGAGCAAAAGCGGTACTAACAGATATCGTAATATCTAATACATCTTCAAGTCAACAATATGTTACAATGACAGTGGATGGAATTAATATTCTGCCTACCGTCCCAGTTTCTGCAAATACAGTAATTAATTTACAGCCAAAAACAGTTATGGGACAAAATAAAATATTAGCAGGATATGCTAGTAGTACAGATGTTAAATTTCATATTAGTGGGGTAGAAATTTCCTAAAATGACTGCTAAAAATAGAACTTGTAAAATTTGTAAAGAATACAAAGATATTAGTAATTTTCAACCTAGCGGATATCAATGTAAATCTTGTCGTGCAGAAAAACAAAAAGCTTACTGGGCTAGTCTTCCTATAGAGATTAGAAGAAAAAGACAAATGAGCCTGGAAGCTCAAAAACAATATAGGCAAAATAATTTAGAAAAAACAAAACAAATGTCTAGAGAAGGACATATTCGACGTAAATTTGGTTTAACTGTTGAAGAGTATGAGTCTATGTTAAATTCTCAAAATAAAGTTTGTGCAATATGCCAACAAGACTGCAATACTGGAAATAGGTTAGCAGTAGACCATAACCATAAAACTGGTAAAATTAGAGGACTACTTTGCAAAAATTGTAATACTTCAATAGGACTTTTAAAAGAAGATATTAGCGTCCTTGAAAATGCTATAATTTATTTAAGTTTTCATGAAATTGTAGAAGAGTCAGAAAAGGAGTACACAGCATGATAGATCAATATCCATCGGCTAATGGCGTGTTAACAAGTCTTATTTGGCGTAAAACGGCGGCAGGCGGAGAAACAAGTCTTTCAGGATATGATAATGCATCACAAGCTTTGTCATATACTCCAGGGCAGGAACAGGTATATCTCAATGGTATTCTTCTAGTTCGTGGAGATGACTATACAGCTACAAATGGAACATCAATTACAGGACTTTCTGCATTGTCCGCTTCGGACTTTGTTCAGGTAAATTGCTATAATAATTTTAGCGTAGCTACGCTACCTACATCTGGACTAACTGGCACAATTTCAAATGCACAATTACAGAATTCAAGCATTACCATAAATGGATCTGCGGTATCGCTAGGTGGATCAGTTTCTCTTCCTGGAGATATTGAAAGCGTTACAGCTGGCACAGGTTTAACAGGAGGCGGATCAAGCGGAGCCGTAACCCTATCATTATCTACCCCAGTTTCTGTAGCAAATGGCGGAACAGGGATATCATCATTTGGCACAGGAATTGCTACATGGTTAGGAACTCCATCATCTGCAAATCTAGCCTCAGCAATAACAGATGAGACAGGCTCTGGATCATTAGTATTTGGAACATCTCCATCTATAACAACGCCGACATTAAATCAGCCAGCAGGAACATGGTATTACACATCTAATGCATCAGCAAATCATACATTAAATTTTCGTGGCAATGGATCAAATACCCTAAATAGTATTTTAACAACTGGAGATTCTATAACTTTGGTTTGGCTTAATACAAATGGTACAACCGCATATTACCCAAATACTATTCAAATTGACGGATCAAATGTTACTCCAAAATGGCAAGGCGGAACTGCTCCGACAGCTGGAAATGCTTCTAGTATAGATGCATATGTATTTAATATCATTAAGACAGCGACATCAACATATACTGTACTAGCATCACAGACAAAGTTTGCGTGAGGTTAGCCTATGAGTCCGATATTAGATTCAATAGGTTCAGTTAAAAGTTTTGGATGGGGAGCATTTTCCTCTGAACCAGGAGACTTTGAATCAATTTCTACTGTTACTATTGGAACAGATAATCCAACAACAATTACATTTAGTTCTATTCCAAGTACATTTACACATCTGCAGATTCGTGGAATATCACGTTGTGGTAGAACAGATGGAGATGACAACTACATATTAAGATTTAATTCTGATTCTGCAAGCAATTACTCTCATCATAAGTTTTATGCAACGGGTAGCAGCTTTGCTTCTACTGGTAGTGCATCAAGAGATCGTATCGATCTTGATTTTACTATATCATCTACTTGGATCGGTGCAAATAATTTTGCTCCAATGGTAGTGGACATTTTAGATTATTCTAATACAAATAAAAATAAGACAGTTAGATATTATACGGGCTTTGACTCTAATGCTGGAAATAGAAATAGATTAGGAATCGGATCTGGTTTATGGCAAAGTACTAGCGCAATCAATTCTATTACTTTACAAGCAGATGCTAGCCAAACTCTCTCTCAATATACATCTGTAGCATTATATGGAATAAGGACGGCGGCATAATGGCAGCAGGAAAAACATATGAATCAATTACAACTAGAACACTATCGTCAGACGTAAATACTGTAACTATAAATAATATTCCTTCAACATATACAGACTTAATAGTTATAATTAAAGGTAGAACTTCTACTCAAAATCTTGTTGATTGTTCTTGGAGGGTTAACGGTGACTCTGCAGGTAATTATTCACATACAAGATGGGTAGTTGACGGAAATGGAAATTATTCAGATCAAGCAGGAAATCAATCTTCAGCAAATGCTTCTGGAATAGGATATGGTCAAGGAGTTGCAATCTGGCAGTTTTTAAATTATTCAAATACTACTACATATAAAACTGCTCTTATGAGGGCAAGCTTTCAGACAAATTCTCTTGGAATGTATATGATTAATGGAATAGGGATGTGGCGTTCTACATCTGCAATAAATGAACTAACATTATTCATTCCAGCAGGACAATCAGGAACTTTTGTAACTGGAATGACTATATCTCTATATGGAATAAAGGCGGCTTAAATATGCCATTAACTTATGTAGCAATAGCAAAAAGTATAGTTTCTAGCGGAACTGCCTCTAGCATTGAATTTACATCTATTCCTCAAACTTATACAGATTTAGTTATAAAGGCATCTTTAAGGGATACTAGAACTGATTCTCCAGTAACAGATACTTTACTTACTTTTAATAATTCTGGCTCTGGATATTCATTAAGAATGAGTTATGGGCAGTCACCTGGAACTGGAGCAGCTGGAGTAGGCGGCACCGCATATATTTCTGGATTATATGAAAACACAAATCAAACAACAAGTAATACTTTTTCTAATACAGAAATTTATATACCTAACTATACTTCTAGCACTGATAAAATTGCTAGCATTGATGCGGTAACTGAAAAAAATGGAGCAACTGATATTTATATATCATTTGTTTCTGGTTTATGGGCAAATTCATCTCCTATAACCTCAATTAAACTAGTTCCAATGTACTCACTGTCATACGTTCAATATACAACGGCGACTTTATATGGAATTAAGAATGCATAAAGGGGTATAATAGTATATTATGAGCAAAGCTAGAGATATATCTAATCTTTTCTCCGCCTCCACAGATGTGTCGACGGATGCAGAAGTAAACTCTGCCATTGCTAATCATGCTACTAATACTACTAATAGACATTATAAGGCAGGAGATACTGCTTCCCGCCCTGCTTCTCCATCTAATGGTGATATATATACAAACACTCAATTAGGTTATCCTGAATTTTATAATGGAACAACTTGGATTCC